TCACATTCTTGTCGCCAGCTTCTCGAGCAACGGTTTCGCCCACTTGTATGCAGAGAGATAAGCCATCGTATTATTATCAAAACCGAACCGCGTTTGTACCGCATCATGATATGGTAGCTTCCCACTCTGTGTTGCCGGTTCTTTGTCATACTTCGGCACGCCATATCCACGAATGTATCTGCCATTGACAGCAATGACACGTCTCTCAACTCCGTCAATGCGGTCTGCATCCGTTCCGTCATAATTGCCCTCGATTACGGTTATATTCCCTCCTGAAACCATTTCGACAATTCCAACGTGTTCTGACGAACCGAGGTTATCACCTTTCCCGTTGTCATTCCAATCGTAGAAGATTATATCACCCGGATTCGGTGTCCGATTTTCGTTCTCCACCCACGCACCTTTCTTCTTCAGAAGCTCAATCATCTTTCCACACCCACATTCTGTCGGAATGATATCCGTGTATCCGAGTTTAATCGCAACCGCAGAAACAAATGTCGCACACCATGCATCTGTATACTTCACCTTATATCCTCGCGCAAGCGGTTTATGCGTGTTGTAAATGTCAATTATTTCCTTGTGCCTAGTGCTTCCTTCTTTGCGGCCAAGCCACGCCTGAGCCTGTGCAACTACCTTACTTGCATATTTAGCCATTCTTTTTCTCCCCCTCTGCTTTTTCCTTCAATACCTCAATAGCTCTTGTTATAGTCTTCGGAAGAGGCATCCCCATAAGCCCTGCATTCTCAACAATGGATATCCCCTCATTTGCTATAAATCCAATTATCGCTGATGTCCTTATGTAGTTAATCCCCAACGCCAGGTCAAGCCTGTGTGCAATAATTACAAAAAACAGAGTTAAACACTTCTTGCAAAGGCCCTTCCATCCCGCTTTGGAGTTCAATGCCCCGGTATCTGACTTCGAACTCTTCTTGAACACCCCTGCGAGAAGAAGCCCCGTGATAAAATCTATCCCCATAAAAATGAGAAGCGTTGTCATATCCGTTGTCCACCCTCCGAGAAGATTCGAAATAAGTCCTCCGACCATTCCGATAAATGTGAAAAGTATGTCCTTAATTTTTATCATTTTTTACCCTCCATAATTGAAAAATTCATCTAATTGTGTGTCGTATTCCGGTGCATCTTCATCCTGCACCGCTATAGCAACTGCCGGTGACGGACGGCCAGCAACAAAATACCGAATGGCATCGGGAGCGTGCGTGAGCTCATGTGGCTCACGCGCAACGTCATTCGGATTCTTGCTGTCCATCGCAACACTCGGCAGTGTGCGTATTAGGTTAAGACAGTTTGAGAAAATGCGAAGCGGTGCAATCGTCTCACCCTGTTCGTCATTGCAGGGTTTCAGCCATTCCTTTAAGTTGTACCATCCCTGCACACGGTCATTCTTGGCAGCCACAAGTCGAACTCCGCCTTCCGCAAAAATCTCTGCAGCACTCTTTCCTGTGTCTTGTCGTCTGTTCCAGAGGTCAGGCGGCGCAATGTTCGCATAAATCTCCTCATTCGTCATCTCGCGGATCTTCCTTGCCGCCTCGGAGATTATAAGCCCACTTTCGTATATTTCTTTATAAACATAAGCCCTACCGTATGTATCCACTGCAATCCAGTATCCTGCAAGCATATCAAGACCGTAGTCCATAACAAAATACCGCCGCCAGTGCTTGGGAATCTCAAAGGGAGCTATAACGTGTACATTCCTGTTCCACTCGGTAAAATACTGCCCGTCAAATATATCCCAGTTGCCGAAGAGAAGAGCCTGCTTGTCCTTCTCGGAAAGCTTCTCCAGTCGCTTCACATACCCCGGGTCACTCTGCATCAAAAATAAGTTGTCCCGAACCATTGCCGGAAGAAATATCTTTCCGTCGTGCTCAACATTCGGCTCTCCGATGTCGATAAATCTTCCCTTCACCCAGCTGTGCCCGATACCTCCCGGGTTCGTGGAGCTTTTTATCTGCTTCGGATATCCGTTTGTTCCTCTCACACGTGAGAGCAGATAAACATACATCTGTTCCGTAAAGTGCGTAAGCTCGTCAAAGCGGATAACATCATACTCTGCAGACTGATATTTGTATATGTCGCTTTCCTTGTCGCAGTAGGCAAAGTCTATAATGGATCCGTTTACAAATCGCCCCACGTGCTTGCCTGCGTTGTATCTGTAAACCGTTCTCGGATATATGTCATTCGCCACACGGATAAGACTCTTCTCAAGCTCGGGAAACGTGCGGCGGAGTATAAGCTGCTTCGACTTCGGATACCGCAGAGCAAAGAGAAACGCATCAATAAGCTGTGCATAAGACTTCCCTCCGCCTGCAGCACCGCCGAAAAGCACCTCCGACGCTCCCGCTTCAATAAATCTCTTTTGCTTCGGTGTAATGTTAAACTCCATAACCGCCGCCTTTCTCTAAACCGGACTCATATATTCTCACCGCTTATATAGTATTGCTGATGTGCTAAAATCGCATCAAGTGCGGCACTTATGTCCCCATACATGGCATCAATCTCTTCTTTCGTATATACTCCCAACTGCTCGGCCGTGACCTTGTGGGGGTTGTCCTCTCTGGCGGTGTGAGAATTAAGCTCTCTGTATAATACATCCAGCTCGTTACCTACATACACCTCCATCTCCGTCATCGTTTCTGCCTTCGTGTAAACATCCGACTTGTCTGCCTTATCCGTAAGCAGCCCATATAAGACATTTATCTCTGCAAAATTCGTTTCCGCCTTCTCCGAGGTCTCACGGAGCACTTCCCCGAGTCCCAGCACCTCAATCAACTCGCTCTCGGTAAGCTTTGTTGTTCCCAACTGCAGCGTCGCCTCCGAGCCTTCCGGTGCAATGTACGACGGACGAATAATAACAATCCCGTCACGATTCACAGTCAAAACATTTTCTCTGCTGTTCTCGTCCTTTCCGAAACCGACTACAAAGATATTCTTGCCGTTGCTGTAATCGTTGAACTTTCCAAATGCCGCAGTATATGCATTTGTGCTTTTTAGTAAATGCCCGGCAACAAAAGAGCTTTCGTGTTTCGCCTCCGAAAAATGTCCTCCTGCAAAGGAATATCTTCCCGAAGCAATACAATCACTTCCCGTGGCAGTCGCCGCCACCTCCGATGCACTGTTTTTTGCTCCGCTGGCAAAGCCTCCGTCCCCGGATACATCATTGCCGTAGCCGCAAGCAAAAGCCCACGTTCCGCTTACCTCGTTGTTATAGTTCATAGCCACCGAACAGTCCGCATCTGCTCTGTTCCAACGTCCCGTAGCAAAAGCTCCCGTGCCCGTGGCCGTGGACTGTGCCCCTTCTTTGTCCTCAACGGAAGTGTGTTGTACAATGCTGTCCTCGCCCTCACCGTTCCGGAGATTCATATCATCTTCCTTTATACGGAGAGATAACTCAATCTCAATTTTACCGAGATTTGTTTTAAGCTCATCAATAAGCGCGTTGAACTTCTCCTTGATCTCCTTATCGCTTCTTCCGTCAAAAATCGCCTTCAATTCCTTCGCCGTATATCCTGCATCCGAAGGATAATCAGGAAGCTCTTTTACATTGTCCTCATATGTCGTTATTTTGTAATTGTCAAGACTCATCTGCTTGTTCCTCCCAGTAATCTTTTTCGCCTTCCCAGTAGTCCCAGGTCTCTAATATTCCCCCGAGCTCTTCTTTTTTTGCTTCGTCCTTGTCTATAAACGCCTGCTGATACTGATACAGAAGATTAAGGGCTTCCGACATCCGGCATTCTCCCTTGACCTTCCCGACAAACTCTCCCGTATCATATACCCGCCCCTCATTCTCCGCTATCGCTGCGAGCTTCTCTGCTATTGTTTCCACCGAATATCACCTCTCTGCTTCCCACTTCTTGTGTTCTTCCGCCCACTTTTCTATCTTCTCCTCAAGCTCTGCCTTTTTCTCTTCGTCTTGATTTGTAATTGCATCGCAATATTCTATCTGAAGATCAAGAAACTCCTCTATCCTTCTTTCACTTTCAGAAATCCCGGCTATGTATACCTTTCTCTCATTCTCGTCTATGATAGTGAGCTTTTCCTCAATATCCATCTCCAATTCTCCTTTCATCTTGCCTAAAGGGAAGTGTCGCCCATAGTCTGCATCATTCCGCCCTGCATACCCTGCATCTCCGAAAGCTTCTGTTGCTGCTCCATTGCACCCTTGAGTATCTTCACAATCTTCGCCTTATTCTTTATAAACTTGTCCGGTATAGACTCAAGATACGTAAGCCCATCCGGAATAATGCCCTTCGCAAGAAGATTGTCTGCAGTCTGAATCTGCGTAAGCTCACTCCAGTATGACGACTGTCCTATCTCAACCTTCATGTTGTAATTTGCACCGTCAAGCTTTGAAAAATCAAAACTTCCGTCAAACCCCGAACCGTCAAGCGTTATGTTTATCGGCCGTACTCCGTAGTCCGTGCGGATGATGTCAATAATAATCCTCACGCAATCTTCCATAAAACGGAAGTATTCAAGCCTCTGTATCTCAAGTGGCATTGCCGCCGCATTCTGAGTTGCTATAATCGCAGACGTGTTGTCAGGCTTCACATTACCGAGAGCCGCATCATTTGCACCCATATACTCCGACGTGTGCTGAAGAAGTCCGTTTATAATGTTCATCATCTGCGGATTCATGTTTGCCCCACCTGTAGCAGAAGCAACGGCATCATTCGGATTTCCCACAACGCCTATCGCCTGTCCCACCTTGTTTGACCATGAAGGAATCTTCGTAGCATCATAAATCATCTTCTGAATTGCACTCGTCTTTGCCCAATGAATGGACATTGCATAAAGCTGATTTATGCAAATCTGATTCGGTATCGTCTGCGACACTGCACTCATTCCGTGGTATGAGTTCTTTATCTCTTCCCAAACCATATTCGCAATCGGATATCTCTCATATTCCGTGTCCCACTCGCTGCGTATGATAACATCCTTCGTCACACGGATTGCGTGAATCGTCCCCTTTTCTCTCCACAGCTTCGTTATAACGGTGCAGAGCTCCGACCGAGGGCTTTCCTTGTATGTATAAAGGTCGGAATCGTCGTCTGCGTGTATCTGTGATATAACGTCCTCCGAAAGTCCCCGCTTCTTCGCTTCCTCCCGAACGTCCGATAATATGCACGGTGTCGCAATAATGATATACGGCTGCTTCTGCACCTCTGCCTTGTAGGGATTGCCGAATATAACACTTGTATTGTCGATAACCTCCGAAACAATTCCGCCCTTCGCACCATTTCCTGCATCAATGCTGTCGTCATAATAGAAGTAAAGATACGCATCACCGTCAACTGCCGCATCTCTTACAATCTTTCTCGCCTGAGCTTTTATGTTGCATCGCTCAATAGTCTTGTCCACCTCGGTCTCGATTACTCTCGCATCAAGCTCTTCCTTGACAATTTCCTCCGGCTTCTCCATCGTAGGGGCGGATATCATCCGCCCGTCCCCTTCATCCGGATATGCCTGCACCTTCGTCCTTTGGTACGGCTCAAGAAGCACACCAACATCATCCGATACAAGCATTGCAATAAAATAGCTCACAACACGCTTCGTAACGTTCAGCACAGGCTTCGGCAAATCCGGAGCATTAAGCCCCTCCCATTGCCTTCCGATGAAGAAGTTTTCGCACTTCTTCACCGTCTCATAAAGGTCAATAGACTTGTTATAGCCTTTCCCCTTCTCAAACTCACTCCATATCTCTTCCGCCGTCTTTTTAATCTGCATATTGCCTTTTCTCCTTTCTCACCAACATTCCGGGGATTCCCGTAGGGGCGGGGCTCTGCTCCGCCCGTTCCCTCCCTCATTCTGTCTCATTGAATATCTTGCGTATATTCACTGATACGCTGTACTTGTACCCAAGCTTTTGTATCGCCGCAATCTCTTCAGCTTTTTTCTGGCTTGAAGCCATAGCCGCCATAATTCCCTCAAAATCCTCATATGTTATGTCATACCGGTCAGCTATCGCCTCATACCGTCTCTCGGTCTTTCCGAAGTATTCATCATAATACTTATCCCACGTAGTCTTTCCACGCTTGACCTTCTCCTCGGCTTTTTTGTAAACGTCCGAACCTCCGTTTACCCTTATCGCATATTCTGCACCATACATAGCTCTGTTTGCCTCACGGTATGCGAAGTCTATCCGCTTGTTCTCATCTTTTCCCGGATACTCTTTGAGATACTTCTCAACATTCTCACGATACTCATCAACATTTTCAAGTATCGTCTTCTGATATGCCGTCCTCTCGGCACTCGCCGCCCTGACTGCAGCATTTCGCTCCTTGCTTGTGAGGGTATTGTCCACTTCCGCATCACGGATTTTTGTATTGTATTCGCCCATCATATTCCGTTCACGGTTCAAATGCTTCCATATAATCTTGTCCGCAAGCGTTGCATTCTTTGAGTTCTTCGCTTGCTCTGCTTTTGTGACCGCATCATAAAACTCTCCGCTTACCTTGTTTGATACCTTGCTGTCAACGGTAAAGCTCGATGTCCATATCCCCTTAAAGCCTTCCAAAGCCATTTCCCCTGCACTCTCTCCCTTCTGCTTTGAAGGTGTGAGTGCCGGAAGGACCATTCTTCCTATTCCTCCCGTATACTGCGAAAGGATATAATTGAGCTTCTTCGGCGAAACTCCAAGCTTATCTCCAAGCCACTTTGAAAATGCATCCGTGTTGTTGTCATATCTCTCACTTGCAGGAAGTCCCTGTAGCCTGTCACCCTCAATGTCCGTACCGTACCACGTCCTGCCCGGTGAATCGTCGTTTAATAAATCCGCATCAAACCCTGCTTTGAAAATATTGTTGTTGAGAGGATTTTCCGGAAGTACGTTTTCCGCAATCATTGAAAGAGCTTCCTTTGTGTCAACATTCTCCCCCTTTACAATATCCCTGATTCTGTCGTTCACAATTCCGAGTGCAGCTGTAACTCTTCCTTTGGGAAGCTTTATAAACTCACCGTCACCAACAGGGCAAAGATAGTAATTATCCTTCGTTCTGTCCGTAATGTTCTCATAATCTTCCTTGTCTTCATCGTCTCCGAACATTGCCATCAGCAAGTCATTCGCAAACCCTGCACCAAGCCCCATCACGGCACATCTTGTGACAAATCCAAGCCACTCTTTACCCGTTCTGCTCCTGGTGAAAGTTCGCACCGTCTGTGCAGTTCCCTGAATTGCAGGATTGAGGAACGGAATGTAATATCTGTTGAGTATCTTTCCGATGCTTCCGCTTTCTCCGAAGTTCGTTGTCACTTCCGCTGCTGCAAGAAGTGCATCGTTGAGAGTATCGATGTCGTTAATGTCTCCCTTCTCGATAACGCTCATAAACTCCGCAAGTCTTGTAGCCTGCTCCGCCACCATATTTGCATATGGAATCGCTCCGTAAACCTTCGATATTACTCCTTTTTTCTTCTCAATGCCCTTCTCGTGCAGGTTCTCAAGCTCCGACGAATAGAGTCCGCCCATCGCCTGATACAGTTGCCACATTTCTCCGTTGCCAAGTATCTCCTTGTACGCCTTTGGCAGATTCTTTACAAAGCCCTTGAAGTTTCTCGTGTTGAATGCCGCATCCTGCAAGTCCTTCAGTACGTTTCTCACGGTGAACGTCGGATCCCACGAAGTTATGAGCTTCTTGTATGTGTCATTTATTTTTCCGACACTCTTCGTAAATGAAGATTGCTCTGTCGGTGCACCTGATAACACCTCAAAAGCTTCATACAAATCGGGCGTGACCGTAAGCTCAACCATCTTTCCGTCTTTGTTGAACTTAACGGTATTCTTAACCTCTTTTCCGTCACCAAGACTGTCAACGTCCTCTTCTATGCTTCTTTCTCCCTCTCTCACCTCTGTTATGTATCTTTTAACAGTTTCGGAGTTTGCGTTGTAACCGTCAAAGAGCTTGTTTGCAAACATATTCTTCTGACCGTTGCGAACAACCTTTCTTGTCATCATCGCAAGAGCTACGTCCAGAGGCAGTATCGGGTCGTTTCCGCCCTTTGCTTTGCCGATTACCTTACCGATTGACAAATCCCCCGTAATCTGTTTCCACGCATCTTCCGTGTTTCGATATGTGGGAATATAATCGGGGTACTTCTTCTTGAAGTAATCCGCTTCCTCCTCCGTTGCAAGTCCGCTGTCAATCCGATACTGCATAAGGTTGTCGATGTACTTTCTTACCTTAGCTTCATTCTCTGCAAAATCGGGATTTCTTCGCAGAAGCTGTTTCGCTTTTCGCCTCGACTCATCCGCATTAAGAGGAACTTCGTCACTGTCAAAAAATATGGGCTTGTTCTTTGCTTCAGCCTTCCTTAAATTTCGGCGAAGCTCTAAATACTTTCTCGCCGTCTCACCCCTGAGGTCGTCCCAACGTGACAATCTTTCAAGTTCCGCCTCGCTCATCGTTGAATAAGACGGATTCTCTTTATTGAATCTTCCAAGTTCAGACCGGGCAAGCTCTTCTGTCCTCGCATCATGTATGCTCATCCTAGCCACATTGTGCTTGTGCAAAAGGTATAACTGAAAGTCTCTCCAGTAATCTTTTCCCTTCTCCTTTATCGGAGAGATAATGTCCGTGAGACTTTCTCCGACTTTCCGGCCGAGAACATCCGTCTGCTTGTTCTGAATCATATCGGCCACAGCATTTGATGCACTTCTTGCTTTGTTGAACGCAGGATATAATGTCTTATCCTTTGTTTTTTTCGCAATCTTCCGCACTGTATCACCGCTGTTTACGAACTTGCGTTTAACAAAGCTTGTACTTTCCTTTGCCTTTTCACCAAGGGTTTTCTTCGCTGCTTTTGATGAAGACATAAGAGCATTTTCCGCATCCTCAATCCTGTTGTCCTGAATAACCTGCTCTCGCTTGTTTATATCCTCCACATACTCATCAAACCAATCAGCATCCGTATCTTCCGACGAATCCTTCACCCCACCTGCATCCTCCGTAGGGCGTGCCGCCCCCGGCGCGCCGTCTCCGTCCGAATATGCAGAAGAGGCGGTAGATGCTCTATTTGCATCCACTGCCTCTTCGTTATTATTCAGTTGTGCGGCAACATTTTCTTTCTTGAACCGCTCGTGAACTTCGTCCATTTCAGCAATGTATCCGTCAAGGTCATGAAACACTTCACCCAAGTACCACTCATAATCAGTATTATGACCTTTCGCCATTGGTATTGAACCATATACGATAGAATTAAATTCATCCCAAAAGTCAGCACTTTGCTTCGATGTTAAATCAACATCCAGAAGACCGCGGTGTATTGCAGTCAACTCAATTATCTCTCGGGTCTCTTCACTTGACATATTCACTTTTTCAGGCAAAGTTTCAATAAAATCTATATATGGTTTATAATTTATCTGCTTCATCACATGGCACATTTCGTGAGGAACATATCCGGCTTTTTTATACTCGTCTGCGTTCTCACGGATATAAATTTGACCTTTATGTGCATACGCATCCGCCTTTTTCTTTATTCGCGCAAACGCCTCATCGCTTAATACGTGACAAACAATTCCATATTCGTCAGCTTTTTTTATTGAATATTCGCCAACACTTTCTTTTTGCGGTTCAACTATATCCGAATCCGATATCCTTTTGTCGGAAATCTCCGTCAGTCCATCTCTTCTATTTGAGATATAATTATCCGTGCGAACTTCCGAGCCTCCTCCAAATGTTTTGAATCCTTGCCCGGTTTCTTTGAATTTCGATAAAACACCTGGGCTAACTTTTCTATCCGCTGTTCCTTCGCCAATTCCTCTTCCGTCAGCTCTCGCTTCTGCTCCTTCTCGTCCACTTACAACACTCCTTTCAACATCACCTCGATTATACCTCAAATCAGCCCCGGTTGCAACAGGGGTTTTCGACTTCGCAATATAAACACCCTTCACGGAAAGCGTCGCTCTTCCGCTTCTTCCGACCCCGACAGCCATAACGTTTCCATTCTCAAGCCGTTTTGCGAAAACAACCACATCTTCACCGTTCATTTTCCTTTTTACAACTTGTCCCGGAGAATTCAGAACCTCGGTAATATCTCCGATTGTATCGCTGTCAACTGCCACCAATCCACGTTCTGCTTCAGCTTCTGCGTTTCCGTGTCTTTTGCTTATCTCTTCGACTCCGCTGTTTGTTAAAACGAAATCTCTGTTGCTCACCTCAGCTCCCAAAGTCTCACTTATTTTCTTTTTTGCCCCATCAGAAACTTTTCCGAGGTATAATTTTTCAAGCTTCTCTCCCCGACGTCCGTCCTTCCACTTCTCAAAAAACTCTCCGATTGAATAATCTTCTCCTTCAACGACATTCCTGAAAGTCTGGCTGTCCTTCCTTATCCCTGCAGCTTCTTCCGGGGTGTATTTTATAACATTTCCTCCCGCTTCACCCGAAATCACACTCGTAGGGCGTGCCGCCCCCGGCGCGCCGTCTCTGTCCATTTCCGAAATATTCCCATTGACATTCTCACCATTTGTGGGTATACTATTAGTAGAAAGAGTGTGATCGGTATGCGTGACTGCAGTATGCAGGTTCGGCGGCTCAGCTTTTGCTGTTGTCTCCTCACGGGAACCCACACTCTTTTCTCTTTTTAAATACTTTTGTTCAAAGAGTTCAGTTGACATTCCTATCATATTTATCGGATGAACAGAACTCCTTTCTTTTGAAACCAAGCTCAAAATAACCGTATAGCCATTTATTTTCTTGGCTATGCGTATTTTTTTTGCTTTGTTATGTTCCTCTACACTTAAAACATAATCATAGTTATCTATATATTCCGCAATATTTTCAAAATCCTCTATAGACAAATCTATGTTTCCGTTTTGTGCTGATTTGCTGTGTCTGTCGTATGCATGCTTTAGTTTATCTGATGTCAATTCGAGATATCTCCCGTATATGTCTGTATCTGAATCAATTTCTTTGACATCTCTCGCAAGCCTTTCACCTACTTTACCATACGCCCGGACTTCTCCCTGCACCTTTCCTGCGATACTGTCATCTACAAATCTTTTTATATCTGCATCATTGTATAATATCGGACTTTCACCTGCATTTAACAGTTTCATTTTTTCATCACGAGTGTGCTGCCGTCTTCCCGTTCTGATGTATTCCGGCATATCAGCATCAGTTAATCGTACATTTTCTCCTGTCGTAGGTGCAGATACCATCCGTACACTATCATCCCGTATGACACTCATCGCTCCCGCTTCACCCGAAGCTTCCTTTGCTGTCTTTCCCGAAACATCGGAAATTTTCTTCCTTATTGCGCCATTCGTCGCATCAATCCATTCGGACATATTTTTAACAGCATCTTTTTGCCCGGGAAACATTGTGCTTTCCAATGTCTGCTTCAGAGCTTCCCCTCGCTGTATGAGTGCTTCTCCTATCTCGGCAACACCCTCCGCACTCCTTGCCTTTGCTGCCGCTGCATTCAAAGCTTTATAATCTTCTGCGTATTTTATAAATTCATTTTCAAGTGCTGCTCTACTTTCGTTTGATACTTCTTTGCTTTCCCGAGCGTTTTTTACAGTACCGAAAATAAAAGCAACGGCCATATGTCCGAGCAATTCTTCTTTCGACATTATTTCTTGACCTGTTACCAACGCTGCCACAGTATCTCCAATGTAATCACCGCCTGAATCAGCCATACCCGCAATTAGATTCTTTGCATGATATGTAGAAACATTGTCTTTTGCACTTGTCCACCACTTTCCCGCAACTTTCGGGCTTGTAAATAACTTTGTCAGTCCATAGTCTGTAGCTGACCTTGCAAAACTTCCTGTTGCGCCTCCCAACGCTCCGCGGAATGTATCTGCCGCAATATCTCCGGCATCTCCACCGGCAATCGCCGACCTTGTTCCTCTCATCGAACCAAAAGTTATTGCATCTGCTATTGCATTCTGTACCCAAGGAGCAAGCTTTCCAAATCCATTGATTGTTCCAAGCGCAGCTTGAGTCCCTTTGCTGACTAATCCTGTCGGAAGAAGAATTCCGGCAACATTTCCGCCGAATGATGCAAGCTTGTTCTCGTTTAATGTTTTCCCCATGCTCTGTCTTGTGCTCACAAACCCTTCTTTCGGAAGCCCTGCCATCTCATAGATTCCTTTTTCGGCATCCTCGAAGAAGTCTGATGACAATAGCCCAAATGAAGTTGCATCAACAAAGCTATAAATTCCCGCCTGCCAACCGCCTAAGTCTTCTCCGGCGGCTTTTTTTCTCTCGTTGTTTTCCGCAAGAGCTTTTAGCTTTTGGACATCTTCCATCTCTTGTTTAGATGGGATGGGGTCTCCTCCGAATCCTAAAAACGTGTTTTTATATTCCGGGAGCAGTTCTTCAACAGCATCAACTTGCCGGAAATAAAAATGATGCTCTTTCGCCCACTTCTCCAATGCTCTTCTGTCAAAATACAGAGGATCAATTCCATATCTTCCAAATGCCGGATCACTACTAATGCGTTCATTTCGTGCTTTACGTTCTGCCCACGTTTTTAACCCCCTGATTGCATTCGCTTCATCCATACTTGACGGCAAATATTTGTCGATTGTTCCTCTTTGAATTGCCTTCATCGCATCATAGCTTACCTCGCCGAAATACATTCCATCTTCACTTTTTAACGGATACTTGCGCGATTTTAATTCAGTCTCTATCGCTTTTTGTTGCTTGTATGTCTCATGCAGAATCGCAAGTCCGGTTCCCTTAAGCGGAAGCTTGAGCCTCTTTTCTTCAGCCTCAGCCTGCTTTTTTTGTGCCTCCTGAAGAAGCGTAATTCCCACACCTTTTAACGGATGTCTGCGACGCTCCTCCATTTCCTCTTCTTGTCTGCGACGCTCCGCCTCAGCTTTTCGCCTTGCTCGCTCCTCCGCTTTCTCCGCTTCTCTGCGAGCCCTCTCGCCTTCGTAGTAGTCCCTGAAGCTGTTTTCAGTTTTTATACTCTCTGCCTCATACGAAGCAGAGGGTGTTCCCCCTCCACTTGCCTTTGTATTATATTTTCTCTGCATTTCGCCTTCGTAGTAGTCCCTGAAGCTTCCCACTGCATTCACCTCATGCTATTTATTTTTTGCCTGCCTTGTCATCATCTTAATAAACTGTCGTAGCCAAAAACATTTCTGAAAATTTTCTCCGCCGTTTTCTTTTTTTCCTCTTCTCTCTTGTTTTCATTATAAGCTTTTTTATAATCATCCTTGGTGTAGCCAAGACCTAATTTGTAAATACGAAACGCTTCATCTTCCGTTATGTATCCATCGTCAACCATGTCGGCAAGATAGTTATGTGCATCATATGCGTTTTCGTATTTCTTGGCGGTTGACTTCACGTCGTTATAATATTTGCTCTGGCTGCTTCCTCCGCCGCCTCCGCTTGAACCACCCGACGACCTCGCCGCCCGTGCCGCTGCATCCTGCGCAACGTTGTAGTTCCATTCTCTCTGCTTCCATTCCTCATTCTTTTTGTCCTGCGAAACGTTGTAATCCCATTCGGTCTTATATCTCTCATCAAGAACTTTATCTCGTTCAACCCCATAATCCCATTCGGTCTTATATCTCTCATCAAGAACTTTATCTCGCTCAACCCCATAATCCCATTCAGTCTTATATCTCTCATCAAGCACAGCATTCCGAGCTATCTGATATGCCATATTCTCCTCAAACTGCCGTGCACTCTCCGCCTGAGATATCGCCTGCATATCAAGGGATGAAAGATTGTTTTCCATCGCAACCTTCTGCTGCATAACAGTCTGTGCTCTCGCCTCAAGCATGTTTGCAAGCTCATACTGTCCCTGTGCCTTCGCCTGGGCAATCTGCACATCAAGGCTCTGCAGCTGCTCATTCTTCGCACGAAGGTTTGCATTTACCGTGGCGGCATAGTCACTTGCAAGACGAAGCTTTGAGCTCTCCGCATATCCCGAATTGTCAAGCCCCAATCTTACCCTCTGCTCTTCCAAAGCCCCAAAGGGATTTGCCGCCTTAAGATAAGCTTCCCGTGCCGCACGGTCTGCATCAATCCTGTTTGTCTCCGCAACCTTTTTTTGTCTGTTAATCTCCGCCACCGCCGCATCGGTAGCCGCATTGATTCTATCCTCCTGAACCTTGCCTGCAGCCTGATATGCATTGATTGCGGCATTCGTATTCTGCTGATACCGGTTTCTCACAGTCGCCGCTGTCGGCACACCTCCGCTTGAGGTCATCTTATAAGTACCGCCGTTGGTCTTAACAGTCGCCCCCACGGGAATTCTCTCCGTTCCCGCTTCATCCACATATGTAAGCCCGTCTTTTATATATCCCTCGTGCTGATTGTTCTCCTTGTCCCACCAAGTGGTTTTCGTTGTTGACATTTATTTTCCACCCTTTCTCGTAGGGGCGGGGTTCTACTCCGCCCGCTTCTATGTTCGTTTTTAATCCAATTCCGGGAGGAGCAGAGCCCCTCCCCTACTTCGCAAAATTTCCAATCACATATCTTCGTATAATCCCAAGCACCCCAAACGCCTGATTTACTTTGTCGTTCCGACAAATCACCTGTATCGCCTTGTATTTCTTAAACTTCGCATTAAACGGAACCACCATATATTCCGATGTGTTAAACGTAAAATCAGAAAAATTTATGTCCTCAAAATTGAAAATGCCGGCACTCTTCTCCCTCACAAGTTTTTCAAAATCCTTGTCCGTCCTGATGCAGACCTTAACCCCACTTCTGAGATACGTCTTGAGCATCACTCCCGAGCCTTTCTTCTTCATGGTCTTGAGCTTCATGAAATCCCCGTCATCGGAAAGATTCGTTGCCCATTCCGCAACAATCGCCTCACCGTCGTCTGAATATGCCGTCGGCTCAACCTCACCTCGTGAAGTTTTTATATCGTCATTGAACCTGCAGAGCCTTCCGTCCTCCGTTCCGAAGAATAAAGTCCCTTTGTGTTCAAGTGCCACCCTTGCCGGAATATTCGTCCAGTAGTACCATTCATATTCAAATGTCCCCGTCTTGTTCCCTGCATAAGCCTTTTGCCCGGCATCTGCAACGTAAACTTCACCGTTTATAAAAAGCAAGAGATTTTTCTTCCAGGTGCACATATGTGCATCCTCAAGGTTGTAGTTCTCAAGAAGCTTCTTGTTCACCCTCGTGGAGCGTATGTTCATAGCTCTCTCACTTGAAATATCCTGCTGTGCTATTGCATAAACTCCGTTGTTCGTCAGATACATCGGGTCGTCAAGGAGCGTGCATATCGCCCTTCCCGATATCGCACCAACTCCCGAGTTCCCCTGCCGTAGCGGAAAGATTGTCTCACCTTCCGTAGTCTCGCTTCTGTATCTCATATAAACCGTGGCATCAGGGCCGTCACTCTTAAGCACCGCCTGTTCACTTCCCGTGCGAAGATATCCCACAATCGAAGTCGCTTCAAGCCCAATCTCCGTATAGCTCAAATCCGTCACATATGTCGGCTCATTTAATTCCGAGTGCCAGTCTGTGTTCGGAAAGTCGGGATTTCCCGAATAGAAAATGCGATTTTCAAAAACATCCATAATAGTGCACTTTGCAATCGCACCCTCAACCTCTCCGCCTTCCGCCACATATTCAACGCAAAAGTTGTCCTCACCCTCTGCAGGTGCAACGTAGTCCTCAACCTTCGTCGGGCGAAGATATCCGCCAATGATTCCACCCTCGGAAAGCCCCAGAGACCTCGCCACCTTTGTACCTTCGTCATTTTCCCACCCTCTGCTTACCGTAACCTTCGCAGGATTCGTTGTTGTGACCCCCGAAGAATATCCGAAAAATCCCTGCGGAACTTCGCAGGTGACCGTACTATCTCCGGCAGGAGCTACAATATCAAGCAAAACTTCATCTGTCGGAATGTAGATTATTTTTAAATTCGTCCCTGCTTTAATCTTTCCGTCAAGAAAAAAATATCTTTTCCCTGCCACCCAGTCTTTTGTAATCCGAAACGTGTTTTTTCTCTTGCCCGATACAATGTTCACATTCTGATAAAACTTTCCCGCTTCTCCGTTCTCATACCATTCACCAAAGCCTTCCGCAGTCCAAAACGCCGCACCCCGTCCCTGCCACGTGGTAGGAACATATGTGCCCTCACCATCCTCAACCTTCACGCAAACTTTCCCGTCAAACTCAAGAAGCTCACGCCCCGTGAGGATAAACATCCGACCTTTGAAAAACCTTCCCGTTGAAACCCCGTCATTGATTCCCGAAATAAGCTCCACCGGCGAATCTTCATCGTTTCCACTCCAGGAATACATCTTCTCTCCGGCGTGGATGAGAACGCAGTCGATAAGCTCTTCCGTCTTTTCTTCTCCTTCTCCCTCTTCGTATATACTTCTGAAGTGGTATGTCCCGTTAATTCTCCCATCAAAAGCCTTAAGCACTCTCCATCCAAGCCTCTTCTCCGGAAAGCCTCCCGTGTCGGATATAAGATTAACCGCATAAGGTGACCTGCTGTCGTCCACCATAGTCTCACTACGGGAAAAATCCACCCCTCGAAACGTCCCGTATTTGTGTGTATAAACCATCGGACTTGTCGGATTCCCCAAATTCACAACCCTCGGCATAATTCATCCTCTCCAATCTCAACCTGACCTTTCTCCGTTCCGTCATAATTCAAAAAATTCTCCCACTGCTTCTGCAACTGCTCACGTCCATTGTAGGGGCGGATATCATCCGCCCGCTTCTCCGTCTCTTTATCCGAACACCTCGGGCGGATACTATCCGCCCCTACAATCCAACCCGTAACCAAAACACAAGCCGCACCGCAAACAAATCCAACAAACATAGCAATACATTCACTCATAAAAAAACTCCTTTCTGCAACGGCAAAACCGTTGCACCTGATTTTGTCCTTGAGTCTCGTAGGGGCGGGGTTTTACTCCGCCCGCTTCTTCATTCATCTCCTACATTCCGGGAGGAGCAGAGCCCCTCCCCTACAGTAGGGCGTGCCGCACACCCTCTAATTGTCCAGCGCATCCCCATAGGGATAAACATCCTCAATATCGCCGATCTGCGCCCCTGATTCCGCCGTAACAGCTTCCGTAAGTGCCACAATAAACCGATTCCGATAATCCGCCGCCCTGTAACTGTCTCCGTCGTCCTGGCAATAAAACGCCGCCACACCATAGGGCAAAGCAACACGGCATAACCCTTCGGAGAAATCAAGCTCCTCATTCATCTGCTCTTTCGTAATCCTCGGTGCAACCGCAAGGGCAACTTTTCCCTTTCGTCTCCGTATCATGTTCTCATATGCAAGTGCCTCCTGCATCACCGAATTGAGAAACAACGGAAAGAAATCCTCATAATCCGCATCCTCTCGCTTCCTCTCAAAAACAAAGCTTAAAGCAATCTCATATATTTCTTCACCTGTCATAATATAAATCTCCTTATATTTTTTAGAAGTGGGCGGATATCATCCGCCCACTTCTCCGCTTCTTTATCCGAACATCTCAGGCGGATGATATCCGCCCCTACTAAAATTACCTAAAAAAGGGAGAGCACAAAGCCCTCCCCTTTCCTCGCATTCTTCTTAAATTGTTCCCTCAAATACTGCAGACGGGAATGCACCGTCCTTATAAGCATAAGCACGAACCTTTGTTCCTGCAGCTTCTGTAAGCGCACCGGATGCAACCTTTGCACTTATCGAATATCTCGGATCAGATCCGTCAACTGTGTACTTCACAGTAGCATCGCTTGTCGCACTGGAAAGTGCCTTTGATGTAAGTGTCGGTGTCGCACAAACTGTACCAGCACCGCTTGCGGTGTTGACCTCGACATAAACGCCGTCGCACTTCGCACCGAAAACAAACAGGTCGTAATACTGTCTGCCCTCAAGAAGATTTCCGGAAATACCGGGAGGATCCTTGTGGAGCTTTGTATCGTTGAGCTTTACCGGTGCGCAACCTGCACTCTTGTGAACAATCATAAAGTTCACATTCGCAGGCCATCTGCCGGCAGGAACTTTAACAACTTTCATGTTGTCATATGTACCCACCTGACCCTTTGTAAGGCTCTTTTCGAGCACACCGTCACACTTCTGGAACTCATCGGAAAGTCTGAGCTTTGCATATGTGTCACTCGGCACATAGAGCACTCTGCCATCCTGAGGAACTTCCTTGTCGTCCATATATGTCGTGCCAAGAGTGATGCGCTCGCATACATTTGACTTTGAAAGAGCTGTGGAGTTGCCCACAATCTTTCCTGCAAGCTGTGAAAGACGAGCAAAGCAATACTTGTCCATCAGCGGAACTGCGCGTTCTGCAATCTGGAGTGAAAGCATCTTGCCCGCTTCCTTGATTCCGTTCTGGTCGGCATTGTTGCCCTTGTCAATGGTGAGAGAGAAGCTCTTGTCCTGGGTGAGTGTCATCTCCTGAACAACGTCTTCCATCTCTGTGGGTGTGCCGTAGCGGTTTGAGCCGCTTCTGGTGTAGTCCACCATCGGTACTGTAACAGGTGTTGAAATCTTAACGGTCTTAACACCCGAAAAACTGTAGGAGTTCGTGAGCATCCCTGCAATAAGCGACTCACGAACAAACTTCGTCTGAATCTGACGAGCATACTTGTCATGTAAATTGATAGCCATAAATTATACCTTCTTTCTTTTTCTCTCCTCTGTCATTCTGAGCGTATGCGAAGAATCTTTATTGTGGTAAGATCCTTCACTTTGTTCAGGATGACAACGGAGATTTTCCGAATCGAAGGCTACGCCTCATTAAATCCTGCAAGAAAATCATCCTCTTCCGTGCTTTGCACGCCCGAAAGGGAACCGACGCTCTTTTTCTTCGCCGTCTCCGCCGAAGTCAGAACCTTGTTGCGTTCTTCAAGCTCTCGGTTTCGCTCAATGTAGTAAGCCTCTGTCGGGCTGTAACCTTTCTCCACAAGGTCAAATACCCCTTTTGAAACCTTAGAGCTTCCGTCAGCCTCAATAAGCTCCGGATGTTCCTTAAACAGTCTTTTCCAGCCTTCGATCTCTTCATTTTTCTTGTTTTCGGCCTCAATAGCCTTTTCCCGTTCAATACGGGTCTTTTCAGCCTCAAGTTCAAACTCGGCAAGGCTCTTGACGGTCTCCTCGGATGCGTCGTCATCACGCGTCCGAATCTCCTTCATCTTCGCCTCAAGGCGTTGGTTTTCCGCCTTTCCTCGTTCTCGCTCGATAAGCGCTTCAACCGTAATGCCCTCGACTTTCGCACGCTCCAGCAAAAAGTCAAATGCACTTCGGTTGCGGTCGCGCTCCTGAACAACGTGGTCGTAGTTAAGTCCCTTCTGAGCAAGCGTCCTCGCCTCATCAAGACTTATATCCTTCTCCTCACCGTTGTACTTTACGCGAATCGTAGCATTTCCGCTTCCGTCAGTCCCCTCGGTCTGGTCTGCACCGTCGGCACCGTCTTCACGTGTCTGCTCACTTTCAGTTGCTCTTCTGTCCTCTCCATCTGTAGGGCGTGCCGCCCCCGGCGCGCCGCTTCCGTCTCCGAATGCATCCGCAGCATCTTCTGCTGTCTCCTCATCCTCAAAGAGATTCTCCGGAAGTTCAACCTCCGAGCCTTCCATCATCTGATTGGTTTCATCAAACATCTTTTTTAGCTCCTTTGTAAAAAATTTTATATATAAAGCACGTGGCTTCCGTGCATTATATTCTCTATTCTTTCACCCTGTTTTTGTCAAATTCCGGGATTAACGCCGTAGGGCGTGCCGCCCCCGTCATTTTTCAATCTTATCAACAACGTTGATATTCACATCAATCTTATTCTCGCCCTTCTCGGCACGTTCAAATGCACCAACATGCTCGCCCATCAGCTCCAACGCCCTTAAAGACCCTTTGCTGTCAAATCTGAATTCACCCGATTCAACCCACTCTTTTGCCTCTTTGTCCCATTCCATAACCGGCTCTGCCTGCATGCACCGCCTGTAAACCTTCGCCGTCTCGCTCATTATCGACTCGGCAGAAATTCCAAGCTCCTCGTAAGCCATCCGAGCCCTCAACGCCCGGTATTCCTGAACATCAGCCCTGGCAAGGATCCTCGATGCAGCTGTCGCCGCCGATCTCCTGTTCTCTCCGCCGTCTTTCGTCTTTCCATATCCTGCGCGAAGTGCCGCATCCGCCTTGCACCCGTCAATCTCAAGCTCTTCAATAAACCGCTTTTCCTTTGGCGAAATAAGCTTCTCAAGCTCCTCCAATCGGAGCAGCTTCTCCTTCTCCATCTCTTTTCACGCTCCTCACTCCCCTCACCTATGCAAAAAGACCAACGCCCGGAATAAACTTCCGCCGTCAGTCTTTGCTATTGTACTCATTATACCACAAAAATCATTCTTTTGTGTGCCAACTTTTTGCCATTTTTTTATGTCACAACCGTCCCAAAGTAAACCCTGGTGAATTTAATAATGGCTTCTCTCCGCACTCTGTAAACAGTCCGATTGCTCATATGCTCCTCACGGGCGATGTCTTCCATATGTCGACCATCAGCATACGCCTTTCGAAGTATCTTCGCCTCAATCTCCGGGATTGCTTTGAGTGCCGCCTCGACACGCCGAATAGAACGGATTACTCCTTCGAGTCTCCGCTTCTCATCATCCTTGCTTGCAATTAAGCTAAGCCACTTCTGTTCTGTCTTGTTCCCTCCGCCACCATTCGGCACAGCTCCACCCGAACCACCGCCACTTGACTTCAACTTTTCTTCAATCTCCGCTATCCTGTCCTTGATAATCTTCACCGAAGCGTAGTTTTGATTAAGCTTACTCAGCTCATCAACAGCAAAAACCCTGTAATCCATTTCGCACCTTCTTTCTTTGTTTTCACCAATTTTTATCCAATCTTCCCCAATAAGTATGCGAAATTATAACATTTTCTCGATTTTTCGTCAATATCGTCGACTTACGAGAATCTTACACGCACGCGAATATAAAAACGCGCACGCACCCCTCTGCGCGAGACGACTCAACATTTTTCATCATTTCAGCTTATAAGGCCCGCTTCAATCAACTGTACAGCCTTTCCATATAGAATCCCGTGCTTTCTCGCAATCTTCAGAACATCGTCAATGCTGAGTGTAGGAGCTTCCTTCTTCCTCATAGCTTTCTTCTCATCGGCTCTCTTGTCTCGCTCTTCCTGCTTCATGCTCTTCTTCCTGCACTCATTGGAGCAGTATTTATGCGCAACACTCTTCGCCTCGAATTTCTCTCCGCATATCCTGCATTTAACCTTCATCATAGTCCACCTTCTTTACCTCGGTTATTTTTACTCTGTGGTCGTAAAACTTTACTCATTTACAAGTTTTTGTAATGGCGTTCCCTTCGGGCTACGCCTTTTTATATATTGTAGGGCGTGCCGCCCCACGTAGGGGCGGGGTTCTACTCCGCCCGCTTCTTTGTCCTTCTCTCACTTTCCGGGAGGAGCAGAGCCCCTCCCCTACGTGGGATCTTCACATATTTAAAATACAAATACCCAAATTCATTGCATTCGCTCTCAACAAGCTTATATCCCTTCGGTGCTCGAGGAGGCTTGTCCACGCTGTAATCTCTCCGAATAAGCGTAACTCTTTCCTTCTTCGGCTCTTCAATATTCCGCGTGCGATAATACCGATGTCCGCCCTGTTCTGCCGTCCAGTGATTGAATAAATAATTCGCAAGACCTGTAAAATCCGCACCGTAGTCCACCCCATTATATTTGTTGTGTTCCCGGAGCTTCACTATCCGCCCTGTCCCACCGCACTTCCATTGTTTTTGTATAACCTCTTCCGGAAGCCCTTCAGAAACCATATGGAAATGTATTCTCTCGGTGGATTTGCCTCTTCCTATATAGAGCATAATCTGCGCATCCGGAAACCGGCGGCGCAGTCTTCTTATAAATGCATCGCGAACTCTTCGCGCTTCGGGAAACGTATGTACTTCGTGTTCATCATCGAAGGTGAGGGTAGAATAAAGAGAGCTTCCTGCTCTGAATGTGTTGTTAAAAATAAGCGCATGGTGTCTCCGCGCTATCTCCGTCTTGTGCCTCTCGCGCTCTTCGTCAGTCCGGAACCTCGGCTTCGGCTTCGATTTCTTAATCTCACGCAAATTGTCCGCAACATTGTAAACAATCTGCTCGCATACAGCCCCGGCAAAAACCGCCCGCTTCACTCTCTTCATTCTATCTCACCTCCATCGCGTCAGTTCTCCATATGGCACGCCGCTACCTCAATCACTCAAACAGCTCATGCGTACCGTCCTGAAGCGCCTTCTCCTCATCCGACATCTCATATCCCATCTTGCAAAGATATTTATAAGCCAAATCCAAGTATTCATTTTTTGTCCACGTCGGAACTTCATCCCTGTAGTTCTTCAAAAAATACGCCTCATCCTTGCTGCCACCGTTTACCGCCGCAACGACAACAAGCTTTCCATTGTGTGGGTTTTCCTCAAGCAGCTTTTCAATAACTTCCGGCTTAATCTGATACATATATTTTTCGTATCCTTCACCGGTTGCCTCACAAATAAGGCCCCAGTCTTTGTGTCTGTATGCCCCCGTAAGCTCGCGCTTTACAATCTCAAAAGCCCACTCGTCCAGTTCCTTTTCGTATTTCTTAGCTGCAGTAAATCCTAAAATAAATTCTTTCCGGCTCTCATATGCCTTTTGAGAAATCTGCTTAAGCCCCTCTCTCAGCTTAATTGCGTGTATTTCCGCTTCTGATTTCTTCGGAGCTTCTTTCTTTTGTTTTGGTAACTTTTTGAATATGTTCACGCTATCGTTCTGCACCGTGTTAAAGAAGAGTTCTTTTCCGGGAGTGCTGACAATATCATCTGCACACCCGCTTTCAAACTCATCTATTGTAATGCTCTTCACAACTTTGCATTCGTTACTCCACGTCCTCAGGTTCTCGTCAAGCTTTATCCCAAGCCTTTTCATTTCTGCCTTAATTATTGGAAGCTTCTTTTTGTCTCTCTGCTTCTTAATCGCCTCGCGGAGATTCCAGGTGAAGTTGTTCGTTCCAAGCATATCCGTCAGCTTGTCACGCGTCTTCTGATCTTCAATCTCCGCGACCTTCAGATAATCCTCAAGCGTAGCTCCGCGCTCCTCTGCCGACTTGAACTTCTTCCCGTCAATGTTAAGAAGCTTTATTCTCCGATCAACAGTCGAGCGAGAAAATCCCGTAGTCGCCGCAATGCTCTCCTTCGTCTCTCCGAGGTCAAGCATCATCTGGAATCCCTGCGCCTGCTCATAGATAGTCAGGTCACTTCTCTGCATGTTCTCGAGCATCATCGTCTGAATCTGCTCGCGCTCCGTCATCTCGGTGATTACGCATGGAACTTCCGCAAGCCCGGCAATCTCTGCCGCCGCGTGCCTTCTGTGGCCGATTATTATCGTATACATCCCGGTACCGTTGAAGTTCGGATTCGTTTTGGACTTGAACGGAACTACCGTAAGGTTCTGCAGTATTCCCTTCGCCTTGATGCTCTCTGCAAGCTCCGTAAGGTCACCAAGCTCTTTGCGCGGATTGTCCGGATGCGGATGTAGCTTGTCAATGGAAATCCAAACAAGCTCCCCTTTGTCCTCACCTTCATCAAATCCGAAATTATCAGGCATCGCCTGATCCGGAAGCTCATACCCATCTCTGGCATTTCCCCTATAATATAAACATTCTCTCTCGCGGTGTTCAAAATCGCACACCGTAGCTCCGCATTCTCCACGAAGCGGACATCTCACATTCTTAATTTGCATTATTTCCTTTTCCTTTCCTTTTTTTATTTCTTTTCCCTGTTCTCCGGCAGGTCCGTATCTGCCTTCTTCCATACTCTATACAATGCGAAGGCAAGAGGATTGCTGACATACTCAAGTTTCTTCGCCTTCTCATATTCTTCCGTAAGCAAGCAAATCGCCTTATCAAGCTCCATCAGATAAACCCTCCATTTTGCTTTCCTTTTTCCGTCTTTCGCCCGAATCTGATAACCTTTCTTTTCCACGCCCAGAAGGAAATAATATTTCTCCATATTATTTCCCCTTCCTTTTTCTTCGTCCGGGAGTCCATTGGACCAACATCAGGGCTTCGTTATAATATCCGAGCTCACCCTTCTTCCGGAGCTCTCGAAGAACAGCAAGGCACTCTCCATACGGTCTCTGCTTAAGCTCCGATACTCTCTCTGCAAGAGCAGACAAACTCTGCCGAGGCTCCTCCTTTATGCACATAGAAATAAGAGCAAGCGTTCTCCTCTTCGATGCCGGCTCATCCGAGATCGCCCAGATAGGAATATTCCCAACCTTTTTTCGTCCTCTTCGAGACTTGCCTTTGTTCTCGTTTTCGCCTTCGGCTCGTAGGGCAGAGGCTATGTGTCTTTCCTTTTCCTCGGTCTCACACATAGGTGCATCCCGCTTCTCCGAAAGACTCAAAATCTCCTCAATAGCTCGCTCTATATCTATGTAATCCATCTTCAACCTCTCTTTATAGTTTCCTCACATTTCGCCCCTACGTTTTGTAGGGCGTTCCGCCCCCGGCACTCCGCTTCATCCGTCCGTTTTCCAACCTGTCAGAACTCCCGACAGGTTGGGGCAGTTGTTGCAAAAAACGCAACAACTCACTCACCTTCCTTTTCCCTTATAATCTCATAAAGCTCGTCAACTTCGTCGCCGCCAATCTTGTGAAGCTCAAAAATACTTCTCCAGAACGCCTGCGCCGGAGCATTGTCCGTGATTATATGCAACCTCACATTCTCATACGGCCTTGCATACTTCCGATACCAGTCAAGCACCGCACGCTTTGCAAGTCCTTTCCGTCTGTGCCTCGGCATAACATAGAGCGAATCAATGTATCCGGAATTTCCACCGATGAATCCCACTATCTGTCCTTCATACTTGATGTGCTCAATAAAATCCAGCGTCCGGACTATGGCAGGAACACATATCTTGTCAAGTTCAGCTCTGAACTCCAGATATAATCTCACTCCCATATCCGTAGGGCGTGCCGCCCCCGGCACGCCGTTTCCTCCGCCACCCACAATCACACCATTCTCAATAAGATAATTGGCAATCTCCGCACTCTCGTCCCTTGAAAATGCAATCCTCGGCGCATTCTCCAACAACTCAATCAATCTATCTCTCATTCGGAGCCACCGCCCTCCACATAACACCAACTTTGCGGCGGTCTTTGTACAAAGCATCCTTTGTTTTGACATTCAGGACAATCTCTTTTTGCAAGTCCCAAATCCGCATACCAACATTCGCGGTTTATTTTTTTTAACTCGCTCAACTCTTTCGGCTTGTCATAGATTACGAGGTCGGATATGTGCCAACCGTAAGCCTTTTTTACATTTCGTAAATATCTATAAGCCTCTTTATACGACACACAGGAATTATCATAGTATTCCTTGTCGCCATTGCCGACTGCAATCGCATATATTGCTTCTTTTTCTATGCTTTGGCAATGAATCCGTTTTATTTCATCACAAACAAACTCTCCTATGACTTTGCCTCGACCTTCGTTGTACGGAATCGGCAACGGTTGTGAAAAATACTGCTTTTTGCCTTTTGCTTCGTATATATAACACTTAAACGGTGTATCAAGCTTCGGTTTTGTCTTCCTTACCTCAACCGTCTTTTTGCCCGATGCAATCAGCTCACACCATTGAGGTTGGATGCTTATAAGTACAGATTTCATTTTTCTCTCCTATTCTTTAATTCTTGCTTCCCTCTCCGCAAGTAAGCATTGTTCGCACTTGATTATGTTCCCCTTGCTGTCTTTTTTTAGCGCCCATCGGAAGACTTCGCAATAAGGCACTTTGTGGTCCTCACCAATCCTTATGCATCCTCTTTCTCCTCGCCTGCAATAGAACCCCTTCGGGCAAAGCAGATTAACCTCAGTTTTTATTTCCACGTTTTTCACCCTTCCTCCCCGAACATCTCCGGGAATAACCCTTTCATCGTTCCAAGATTTGCCGGCGCGTCCGCAAAATCCTCTCCGGAAACTCCAACAAAAAGAATCGGCCCGACAAACGCTTTTCCTAAACTCTCGCAGTTATAAGGAAGTCCTAAAAGCCTTCCTTCCTCATTGCAGATTATGGCCAGATCCGAAGCTACCGTCACCTGCTCGATATATCCGCCCACAAGCTCCTGCAGACTTTCAAGCGTATTCTCAACCTCTATCCTCCGGAGCTCCTTTCCCGGTTCTTTTATGTAAATGTTGATTCTCTTTTCCATCACTTCATCCTCCTCAAAACGGCAATTCTCCATCCTCGCCGTAAAGCTCCTCGAATTCCCCTGCAGGCAAAGCCGGCTCCGTCTCTCCCTCTCCGTCAGCTGCGCTGCCACCTCTCCCAAAGGGCGAGGCAAGACCCTTGGCTCCCACCTCGGGGGAGCTGTCACGAAGTGACTGAGAGGGCTTCTCCGCAAAATAAACCTCGTCAGCAACTACTTCCGTAATAACTCTGTTGTACCCTTCCCGGTCCTTGTAGGTTCTCGCCTGAAGTCTTCCTGATACCGCCACAAGCTGACCCTTTGTAAACCACTTCGCAACAAACTCCGCCGTGTTCCTCCAGGCCACAACGTTGATAAAATCCACGCTCTGACCGTCAGCCTTAAAACCTCGGTCAACCGCAAGGGAGAATGACACCACCGGAAGCCCCGACTGCGTGTGCCGAAGCTCCGGATCCTTCGTGAGCCGCCCCATCAGAATAACTTTGTTCAGCATCATCCATTACCTCCTAATGCAACTATTGCCGTTGCTACTGTTCCTGTCAAAAGTAGCGGAATACATTCCGCTACACACGCTGTTGCTATTACAATCGTCAATATTATCGCTTCTCTCATTACTCCTTCCCTCAATTCACAACAAACTTGGTCCGCTTCACGTCCCGGTCATTTTTTATCTTCTTCGCATCCGCTATGTAATTCCGGCAAAACGTCCCATATTCAACCGCTCCCTTCGCCACATACATACACGGACTAATCTTGCAGAACTCACAGTCTTTGTAATTCTTCTTCTTTGGTCTCGGTATCGCCATAAGAATTTCTCCCTGTTCTCTTCTTATCTTCTTTGAACTTACTGCACATCCCCGGCGGATCCTTCCGGCATTCCTTCTCAATGCTCGCATAATCGCAATGATGCACCTGGAACGCACTCTTTCTCGCCCGGAACACACACTTCCTGCAGAGCTTCTCATTCACTTTTCGTATCATTTTTCCCTCCGGTATCTTTCACGCTTCTTGCGCAAAAGTTCCTTTCTGTTTTTCTGATAATATGCCTTGTTGTATGCCTTCTTCTGTTCACGGTTCTTTTCATCCCGCTTCTTCACCTTTTCAAGAATCTCCTCGCGATGTTTCTCATAATACTTCGCATTTCTCTCCGACGCCTCTTTTTTATGTGCTTTATAATACTCCTTGTTGTATTCGCGACCTTCACCCGGTTTAGTCATCATTTCGCATCCTTTCCATAAATCTCTGCCTTTTTCCGTTTAATCAGTTCTCGTCCTTCCGGCTGAGATAGAAGCCGCTGCATAAACTCAATAGTCGCTCTGGCAAGAGCCTCTTTCTTATACTCCGGCATACGGTCTAACTCTGCTCTTATATCAATATCTGACATAGCTACTGCTTTTAGTTCCATATTATTTCCACCTCAATTTGACAAACATATTCCTTTCTGCTATAATAAAAATACATATTATTTCCTTTGCGGCTGATTCCGGCTCCACCCGGGTCAGTCGCTTTTTCTATTTACTTTTCATATCTCGCCTTTTCACTTGCAAAAAATCCCTGCAAGTATAAGTCATGCAGTTTCTTCGCTTGCGATTTGATTTTGTTAAGAGTCTTTTCTTCAACGGTGATTTTTCCGAAAAATTGAACTACAACTGCACCAATCGGAAATCTCAAGATGATTTTTGTTTCTCTGTAAATCGTCTCGTCTTCTCCACCGTCAAATAACCCGACCTGTCCTTTTGCAATTTCATCCCTTGTAATTTCAACCTCAATGGGAAACTTTGCAGGGTGAAATTTGCCGATAAGTCCATTCGCCGCAAGCAAGCCTTCAAACTTCACGCGCTGTTCTTCAAACAAATCAAATTCACGCATATCACACCACCTCCTTCCGTTTTTCCTTCTTATATTTTTCTCGCAAAACTCAAACAATATATTGTTTTGTGTATTGACGAAAAATACAAAATACTATATACTTCTGTCAAAACAACGAGAGGAGGTAAAATATGCCAAAAGTTAATACCAAGCAGACAAGTGCACGTGCTGCTTCAGCTGCATCAAAGGTTCTTCGTGACGGTCGAACCAGCAAAGCAAGCAAAACAGCTGCCGGCAGTGCATTGTCTCAGGCAAAGCCGAAGAGCAAGTAGGAGTGCTCATTGGGGCGGAGTGAAGTGTTCTTTAGATGCTTCACTCTTTTTCTTTTCCTCTCGTTGTTTCTTGCACTATCTATCAGGAGTAAAAAAATACTCTCCAATATCTTCTCTGCGTATTTTTAGAATCTCACAAGCCTTCAATATCTCCCTCTGTTTCCATTCAGTTTTGTTGTGAAGCTTGAAAGAAAGTGTATGACCTGTAATTCCCAGCTTTTCAGCAAATACTTCCTGTGTTTTATACTTTGCAAGAATTCTTCCACGCAGCAAAGAATAATCAAACATATTTTATCTCCTCACCTCCTTCACCATAACTTCGGGAAAATCTCCACCAAATACATCAAGGCTAATATCGCCCCCATTCCCGACATCATTCCTACATTGAAAATCCTAAGCTCTTTTCCTTTTGGTTTATCCATCTTCTCAAGCAGCTTGTTATAAAGCTCTTCGCAAAAATCTTCTCTTTTTATGTTTGCTTCCTCCATACAATCTAACTTGTTTTCCATCTTTTCAAGAAGCTCGTAGATTCTATGTTGTTCGGTTATCCTTTTTGCTAACTCACGCCTCCACATATCTCTTTGCTCCCTCAAGTCATTAACTTCCCTCAAAAGGCACTTTTTTCTTAGCGTCTCGATATCCTCTTCTTCCTCGATTTCCTCCCAAAAGTTCGGTTCTTCGCTCCCTTGTGCATTTGCTACTTTATACTTTTCCATATCATTTCCTCCTTTTACTTTACCGCTTTACCCCTGCAAGCTCTTCCACTGTCGTCTCAAAGAAGTGCGCCAGAGCCAGCGCAACATTGAGTGACGGCTGCCTAACTCCTGTTTCAATCGCGCTATACATCGAAACCGTTATAAATATTCCGTTCGCAACATCTCTCTGCAAAAGTCCTCGCGCCTCGCGCAGTTCCCGTAGCTTCTCACCTATGCTCATTTTCTTACCTCCTTTATAAGTAAAATAACAATAGCTGCTGTTAAAATTACATTAGCAATCTCCAATATAAGCATATAATTTCCTTCCTTTCTTGACTTTTTTGCCTGTTTTATATATAATGTAGTCAGCATCGGGGGATTTCTCCCCCTTGCGCCTACTCATTCATTTTGTTGATCAGCACGATTAACTCTGTGATGAGTTTTACGATTGCCGTAATCAAGAGTATTTTGTTGAGGTCTTGATTACGGCCTTTCTTTTTGCCTTTCTTCATTGCTTTTCACCCCCTTCTGTGTTATACTAAAGTTATAATCAACCTTGTAAGTGTATTATATACCGAAATTTCGGTATCGTCAATGTATTTTAACGATATTTCGGTATTTTGTAGAACTGCACAAAAAGAAGGTGTGAAATTTATGTATACTGCACAAACGACAAAAGACAGAATCCGCCAAATCTGTAAAGACAAAAATATCAATGCGAAAAATATGCTTGAAAGTTGTGGATTAGGCTTCAATGCAATTCAACAAATAACCAACGCCAAAGGCATGGCTTCTTTTAGCCTAGCCAAAATAGCCGACTATCTCGGCTGTTCCGTTGATTATCTTCTCGGCAGAACCGATGACCCTGAATCTCATATAGACAAATTCTCCTTTCTCGATGAGCGCGACCACGAGCTTGTCACTTCAATCATAGAAAAGAGCTACCAACGCTCCACCACTGAGGATAAGCAGACAGATTTAATAGAAGGTATGCTTGAGCAAATGCCACAAACAACTTCGCCCACCTTCGAACAAATTCCCGGAACAATTGCAGCAGTAACAGGCGAAATAAACAAGTCAGGAAAAAAGAAAAAGTCTACAGTACTGTAAGACTTTCTAATGTTTTATGTAAGTTTTAACAATTTTTTTCTTTTACTTTTGTTAAGTTTGTATATTTACTTTCTTACTGCATATGATATAATGATATTGTCCTAACAGGTAGGACGATATAGTTTATTTGTCCATAGCAGTAAGCACTTTCAATAATAAGAAAGTCGCCGAACCTATGGACTTTTTATTTACATCGGAGGGATACAGTATGACAAAAACTGCAATTTTGGTTGACGGTGGTTTCTACAAAACACGTGCAAAAACTTTATTTGGCGAAAAAACAGCCGAAGCACGCGCTGACGAACTTGAAAAGTACTGTTTGGCTCACTTATACGGCAAACACGAGAGACACGATTTGTATAGAGTCTTTTATTATGACTGTCCTCCTCTCTCAAAAAAGGCATATCATCCATTCTTGCAAGCTCAAATAGACTTCAGCAAAACACCACTATTTCTTTGGATGAACACTTTTCTGTCCGAACTAAAGCAAAAACGCAAATTTGCACTCAGGTTGGGTCGCCTTTCTGAAGAACAATGCGGATATTTACTTTCTTCAGAAACAATAAAAAAACTTTGTAACGGAAAAATTACATTTGACACTTTAACTGAACACGACTTTAAAATGGATATTGTTCAAAAAGGTGTTGATATGAAAATAGGAATAGACATCGCTTCCCTCGCTTACAAGAAACAAGTAGATCAAATCATATTGATATCAGGAGATAGTGACTTTGTTCCTGCTGCCAAACTTGCACGACGAGAGGGCATTGATTTTATTTTAGATCCTATGCAATTTAATATTAAGCCTGATTTAAATGAACACATTGACGGCATCCGTTCTAAAGTAGATTACATACTAAAGCATACAAGAACAGAAGCCAATGCATCGCTCGCCCTATATAAATAAATTTAACAGCAATTTCTCCTATTGTTGATTATAAACGAACGACATAATAACAGCCCTGATAAAAAGAAAGGGGCTAAAGAATGGATATCATCCAAAAAGAAGCAAAAAAACTGTACAGACATCTAAAGGGTGCAGTAAACATTCCAAACATCATAAGCTTCATAGAGAGTAAAGGTTATAATGTCGTTTTCTTTAATACTGAAGACGGCGATGACCTCATCAAACGCTATGGCATCGAACATAAAAATGTTCCTTCGTTTATTTATACAGGAACAACAAGAGTCGTGTTTGTGGATGACTTAATCCATCCGAAGGACAAGCTTTATTGCTTGCTTCACGAATATGGTCATCTCATTCTCAATCATGTAAAGGAAAGCGAAATCCATACCGTTAGCAGGTGGTCTACCGAGTGCGAAGCCGATGCTTTTGCTTACTTTGTAATGAACTACTCTCCGATGAAGGCTCTGCGCTGTGCAATATTTGCATTTCTCGCCGCATTTCTTGTTGCACTTATAACTTTTTTCTGTACTCGTGCAAGCTTCTCACCTTCAAACAGCACATATGCACCACAGAAAGTGTCTTCGATGACAGACGTTCCACCAACAACATCGAGCAACACTCTTTCTCAAACAGTCTATGTAACTCCCAGCGGCAGAAAATTTCACCGGGCAAATTGTCGCTATGTAAAGTCAAAAAAAGTTACTGAACTAAATCGCAATGAGGCAGAAAAAAACTACGATCCTTGCAGTATCTGCAACCCGTAAGCATTCACCAACATAATAACGTAACCTAAATAAATAAAATCGGGGCTGTTATTGTGTTGTAAATCCAAAAAACACAAACTCCAAAAATGAGGAAACATATTATGGAATTTCCCGAAAACATTAAGTATATTCCGGGTTTTATAGTGTATATAGGAATATGCCTATTCTTATATGGTATACCGGGCATAATTTTTTTCTGCAAAATTGTCGAACCAATCATAAACTTTTTCAAGAAAAGAAAAGCGCCAAAAGAACCCATACAACCACCTGCACCACTTCCTTGTGAACAATGCAAAGAGTTAGAAGTCGAATGTAATCTGCTCCGAGATGAAATAAAACGTGCCCAAGCAGAGCACGATAAAGAAACGTTTAATCTTTGCCAGAAGATAGATGAACTTAAAACTCGGCTCGAAGATTATGATGGAGAGTTTATAAAAGAACAATTCGATAATATAATTTTATCTTTCATAAAATCAAAACCTCTTTCCCCAAATATCTCTATCGAAAACCTCACAAACCTCTGTAGTGTTTCAGAAGCAAACGATAGATTCTTCCGAGCTCTTCTGCATGACTTTGAAATTCAAAGCCTGACAGTAACCAATAAAGACGGAAAACATAATATCACAATGAAAATAAAATCTGGAGAAAACACATACAACACTTCACTTATCAAGTGCGACTGCCCGGACTTTCGCAACCGAAGACAACCAAAGGTTTGCAAACATATGTATTTTTTGGTTCTCTCCCTCGGTCTCATTTCATTCGAGCATTACGACAATTTCTATAAATACTCTCTCGCTTCCCCCAACGAAGAAAAAATAAAATCCTTAAAGAAAAAATAATCAAGGAGGTTATGCCGTGTCCAAAAAGCAAAACAATGCTTTGTATTCAGGCGAAATTGGCGTTTCTTATGCCCGTTTCAGTAGTCACAACCAAAAAGATGCAAGTATTGAGCAACAAGAAGCTGCATGCCTTAAAAAGGCAAAAGAACTCGGTATAACCTTAATTGATACATACTCTGACCGTGCTATATCCGGAAAGACGGACAGACGACCTTCTTTTCAGCGAATGATGCGAGATGCGGAAAAAGGTAAGTTTCAATATGTCATATCATGGAAATCAAACCGCATTGGAAGAAATATGCTCGAAGCCTTAATGAATGAAGCCAGGCTTAATGCATGGGGAATCCGTGTGATATATGTCGAAGAAGATTTTGACGATACCGCTGCCGGCAGGTTCGCTCTTCGGTCGATGATGAATGTCAATCAGTTTTATTCAGAGAGTATGGCTGAGGATATCAGACGTGGAATGGACGATAACGCACAAAAGTGTATGGTAAACGGCACTGTAGGTTACGGCCACAAAAAGGGCGAAGATGGTCGGTATGCACTTGATGAAGAAAAAGCATCTGTATTATCTGAAATTTATCAACGTGTGGCAAACCTTGAACCTTTTATAGATATTGCCGCTGACTTGAATAAACGCGGAGTTCCTTCCCCTTCCGGAGCAAAATGGAACAGAAGTAGTTTTCATAGATTACTTCCTCCGAATGAGAGAGTAATCGGAGTTTATGTTTGGGGAAAGCATCGTGTTGAAGACGGTGTTCCTCGGATAGTCAGTGACGAACTGTATTATAGAGTTGCGGAGGTGTTGAAAACGAAGAAGAATGCACATGGCAGACATAGAACCTATGGAGATTATCTTCTCACCGGGAAACTGTTCTGCGGATATTGCGAATCCCCAATGACAGGGGTTTCCGGAACAGGCAGGTCCGGAACACTTCATCATTATTACGTGTGTCAGAAAAGACGAAATGAACATTCTTGTCAAAAAGAACACGTTCGCCGCGATGATATTGAAACAGCAGTTGCCCGGGCTATTGTAGATAACGCTCTGAATCCCGATTCAATAGAATGGATCGCAGACAACGCTCTCGCCTATATGAAAAAGCTTCAGGAAGGCGAACAGCTCGCATATCTCCAAGCTCGACTCTCTGACACACAGAAAGCAATAAAGAATATAATGAGTGCTATTGAGAAAGGTATTCTTACCGATACCACAAAAGATAGACTTTTGGAACTTGAAGCTGAGCAAAAGGATATCGCTGCTCAGATTAAACTTGAAGAAAGCAATATTATGTCTATGTCACGTAAGGATATCGTTCTGGCCCTTTCCTCTTATCAAAACGGAGACGTTCGTGATAAAAGTTATATATCAAAACTATTCGATGCATTTCTAATCGCCGTCTATCTGTATGATGATGAAATGAAGATTGTCTTCACTTTTTCTGATACAGATAAAAGAAAAACAACCAAAATACCACTTGATGTTTCAAAACTTGATACAGAAGAATCAACACTATGGGAAGCGGTTCGTATAAGCTCCCCAAAGCCCCACCACTCACTTTCACGTAAATCGTGATTTTATAAAAAACGCCACATGGTAAGCTTTTACTTGCCATGTGGTGCTTGCATTTGTGGTCATTCGTGTGGTAGTTACTCCTATTTTACTAAGTCAAGTAAAGGTTGTTACCCCTCCACTACCCTGTTTCACGTAAAATTAGGGCAAAAAACAGGCAAAAATCGGTCAAAAACGTTGTTTGCGCGGGTATAGTCACGCCCTATGACGGGGGTTCGGTACGGGTTATTTTAATATCTGATTTAAATTCAGGATATAAATCTAAAATAAATATTTATACTCTAAAAAGTGCGTAAAACGCGTAAAATGCGTAAAATTCCGCTAATACCAACGGTTTGCGCCTACGTAAAATTTTTACGCCCGCGTAAAAAACAACGGATGAAGTAGTAATTCCTCATCCGTTGTTTTGCTTTTGTTTACTTTGTGTAGTCGAGTATTCTCTTAATGAGAACGTTATTTGGCTTTTTTGTATCGTTTTGGACGGGGCGGTTACGGGTCTATCTATAATTCCTTATTAAACTTTACTGTAGCCGTAAATTTATTTCCTCTCTCTGAAAAGTGCGTATTTTGCGTAATTTGCGTAAAAAGCCAGTAATACCAACAGTTTGCAGAAATACATTTGCGTATTTTTTGCGCGTATAGCGCATATCTGTTTGCGCAAATAGAAACACAGGATGGGAGTTTTTCTCTCATCCTGTGTTTTTTTATTCGGCCACAGAAAAATATTCGATATTATAAGAACCGGAAGTATCTCTCCAAATGATATAGCCTTTTGCATTGGCGTATTCTCCTGCGGGGACGGTGAATTGGTTGTGCTCTGCCTTTCTTTGAGAGGTATATTTCTTCTCGCATCTATCGACTGTCATATTTCCTCCGAAAAGTATACCTGCTTCAACGATCTCATAATCGCCGTCATCGTACTCGATCATATATGCTTTATAAGTATCATTGTACTCAAGGATTGCAACAGGATTTTTATCACCGGTATGTGTGCCTTCTGTGATGTTCGTCGCTCCCCATACGTTATATGTATAGGTGTCATCATAGCTGATTGTTTTGCCGTCACGCATCCAGCAGGTAGATGAAGGATCTTTCTTTTCAAAGGTGATTGCCTCGTCATAGAAAGCTGTATCTTCTACCGCAATATTGTCACGCTTTATACCTGAAACAACACTGTCTTCATACTGTGCAACTGCGTTAGTTGTGCCCGCTTTAAGCTCTGTATCTGCCGTAAGCTTAACATTTCCGTCTGTGTACCAACCATTGAATGTGCCGAAACCTGTGAGAGACGGTCTTTTCTGAACTTCCGTTTTAAAGGTAGCTTCTGTAGCAGTACCAAGGTATGCGCCATTCTGGTTCCAGAAGTCTACGGTTGCAGCAGCTGCAGTCTCCCCTACAGGCTTATAAATTGCAGTAAGGTATGTATTTGTCCAGACATCGTAGGTGTCTTCTTTAATGTTAACCCACGCGCTGTTATCATCGCTTGAGCCGCGCTTCCAACCGACAAATTCATAGCCGGGGATAACTTTTGCGTGAGCGGTAAGAGTAACAGGAGCGCCACGTTCTACAGACTTTACGGTTATATCGTTGTGTCCATCGACGTTTGTTGTCTGGACGAAGGAGACATAAGGATTAATTTGTGATGTAGCAGGAGTGAATGTAATACTGCGGAAAGCATTCGACAAGGATGTTCCTGTATGTACCGTATTTTTGATTGTAAGAATATGCTTTCCGGATGTCAATGGAACGGACTTAGGAAATTTCACCGTTACATTTCCGCTTTTTCCGTCGTTTATATCATCCCTGTGAAGACTTTGCTTCCCTATAGACTTTCCATCAACGAAAATTTCCGCATA